ACTGGAGTTGATAACACGGTAGGTACTTCCGCTCCAACATCGCCTATCAGTTCTGCAGTTGGTGGTATGCTTGGACCACTTCTTGACCTTATCGGTAATGCTGAATCTGGTCCAGGAGGATACGATTCTATTTGGGGTTATCAAGGAAGACCTGACGGCCAAGGTTATATACCAACAGGAAATCGCCAAGGGGTTGGTATAGCTGATTATCCTACTAAACGTTTAACTTTAATGACTATTCAAGAAGTATTGAATTGGCAAGAAAGCATAGATAGAAAATATAATTCTGAAGCAAGCGGAAGATACCAGTTTATGGAAGATACACTGCGCGGATATAATAATGACATTAATGTTCCAGAACGAGATTCATTAGCAGTCCAGGCAGGCCTTACTAATAATGATTTGTTTAGTCCGGCAAACCAAGATAAGATGGCTATTGTATTATTACAATATGCTGGTCTTAATGCATTCTTAAATGGCCAAAAATCTATTGGCGCGTTTGGTAACAGCATTTCTGGTATTTGGGCGAGGGTACCAAGGATTACAGGTCCGGGCGCTGGTACTGGAACACATGATAACGATGGTCAAAATAAAGCGGATCCAAATTTAGGTGGTCCACTTAAGACAATTCTTGAGCAATTAAAATCAACTTACGATGCAAGTATTTAAGAGGTTAATATGGCAGCAATATGTAAACCTGAAGACGCGGTTGTAACGCAGTTAGTAAGCACTCAAACGTTTACTGACACAAATGGGTATTACACACAAAACCAAATTTCTTTATTTCAAACCGAATATGTAAATGCGTTAAGTGCTGGTGTTCAAAGCGATCCTTTAATTTATATGACTGACAAGTACGGATCTGATGCATTTTTTACAACAGTAGGTAATATAAATGAATACACCGCAAAACCATATATCCAAGATCTACTATTAGAAACTCCTGATTTAAATACTTTATATCAAAGAGTTAGCCAAGGACCTATCACTCCGTTTGAAGCTGCAGACTTTATGAAAGAATATAATTATGATCCTTTGACTCTTAACGAGCAGCTCAGATCACCTACTGTTATTTACCAACTACAAGACTATTATACAAATGGTTTTGCTAATAGTTTTCTTGGAGGACTTTGTAGTTTGATGCCAGCGGTTTTTGCTGGTGTTGGAGCTTTCTTTGGTCTTGTTGGACTAGCAGGTCAAGCTATTGCAGACATTGCTGGATTTCTAAATAAAATTAAAAACATTGAAGATCCAATTAAGGCTTTCTTTGAAAAAATAAAAGTAGCTGCATTGATTGAAGGTTTTAAAGAAAAAATTACTTCAATGATTGAAAAAACAATCAACAAAGTTAAAGATGCAATTAAGAATTTTAATATAGGCAATATCATGAGTGACGTAGCGACATTCGTAAATCAAAATATTGCTAGGCAAGTTAATAATCTCAAAGAAAACATTTTAGGATTTTTTAGCAAAGAAAATATAGAGCAAATTATTAATAAAGCTAAAGGTTTATTTGACTACGGTGTTGGTTTATTTGCTAACCCGAGTTTAGAAGAAATCCAATTTCTTATTTCACGTTTTTGTGCAATGGCTGCTGGTATTGAAGATGCGATCCAAGCATTAAAAAATCCACTTGATAGCTTTGCAAATAGATTTACTTATTCATTACAAAGAGTTGCAGCTGCAGGTAATTTAAATACTGCAAGCGCTATTATTGAAGGTCGCCAAGTTCAATCACCGGCGGCAAGGAATACTGAGATAAATAATCAAAGACAGAGATGGATAGAAGCTGGCAATGCTAGACGTATTACTGATGAAGATTATAAAAACTTACCAAGCTTTGAAGATTTAGAAGCAGGCGGTAATGGTAGTGGATTATATTTTGATAGACGTTTAACTACATGGCCGCAATATGATGGCGAAGATGGGTGGAAAAACTCAAATATAGATTTAAGAGTTATACTTATGAGAGTAGCCAAGGCATTTGGTACTGATTTACATATCAATAGTCCATGGCGCAGTGCAGCTCATAATACAAGAGTAGACGGCGAATCCGGATCGTTACATTTAAGCGGTAACGCATTTGATATATCATGGAAAGGTTATCCAAATAATCGTGATGAATTTTTACGGATTGCATATGCAGAAGGATTTACGGGCCACGGAATATATGGTGGATTTGTTCACATAGATTTAGGGAATAGGGTGTTCGTACCTTAATAAAGGAAAAAATAATGGTAGTTAGTTTAATAACACCAAGAAAGAAAAAGTTTACAGTTTACACTGACTTTAAAATGGATTTAGAAAAAAGTCCTGTGTCCAGTGACTTGACTCTAAATAAAAATGAAGAAGCTGTAAAGCAATCAATTAAAAACCTTATCTTAACTGATAGAGGTGAAAGATTAATGCAACCAAACCTTGGTGGAAACATCAAGGCTATGTTGTTTGAAACAATTACGCCAGCAACACTTAAACTAATTGAAGAGCAAGTAAGATCCACAATTAATTTGCATGAACCAAGGGCTGATCTTATTGACGTACTCGTTTCGTCAGAAATAGATGACAACACTGTGGTCGTCAAAATAGCATTTTACATATCAAATAACCAACAGCCAATATCGCTGAGTGTAATATTAGAGAGGACACGATAAGATGGCTACGAAGCTGAACATAACAGAATTAGATTTCGCTAGTAACAAGCAGCAACTGATTAATTATTTAAAAAGCCAGTCGCAATTTAAAGATTATGATTTCGAAGGTTCCAACTTAAACGTTCTTTTAGATGTGTTATCATATAATACATATCAGAATAACTTTTATACCAATATGGCAATCAATGAAATGTTTCTTGACTCTGCGGTATTACCAAACTCGGTTGTATCACATGCAAAAGAATTAAATTATTTGCCAAGCTCAAGGAAATCTGCAAGGGCTTCAGTAAGAGTTACTATCCGTGATACTACAATTACAGGTCAAACAATTACGATCCCGCAGTTTGCAGCGTTCAAGGCAGCTTATCAAGGTGAAAATTACGAATTCGTTACAGATAAAGCGTATGTTGCGAAGAAAACAGAACCAGGTGTATTTGTTGCAGACAACATTGAACTCTTTGAAGGACAAATGCTAACAAGCTTTGAACGTGAAGGTTATTTTGTTGATGAGGATGGCATTCTTACAGTTATTCTTTCAAACGAAAACGCTGATATTGATTCTCTTGAGGTGTTTGTTGATGCTGAGTTTACAGAAGACGCAAATATATTTACTCGCAAAAACGATATCTTTGGAGTCGGACCTGAAGATAAAGTATTCTACGTAGAACCATATTACGATGGCAGATATAAAATTTATTTTGGTAATAACGTGTTTGGTATACAGCCTGATGAATACGAAGATATTCGTGTTAAGTATAGAATTTGTTCAGGAGCTGAAGCAAACGGCGCAAGCGTATTCACAATTCAAATTACTTCAACAGGTACAACTGAAGTTGAAACAATCCAGGCAGCACTTGGCGGCGAGGATGCAGAGTCATTAGAAAAAATCCGTTACTTTGCTCCTAAGGCTTTACAAATTCAGGAGAGAGCTGTAACAACTTCTGACTATGAAGTATTACTTAAACAGCAATTTCCAGAAATTAAAGCAGTGTCAGCATACGGTGGAGAAAATTTAAATCCTCCACAATTTGGCCGTGTTGCGATTTCAGTTTATCTAGGAGAAGCTGAAGAAACCTTATCAAATACTTTGGTAAATACATATCTTGATTATTTGTCAGATAAGACTCCATTAGCTATTGAACCAACATTTGTTCCATCTGAATTTGTGTATGGTAAAATCTCAGTTCGCGTCAATTATAATCCAAAGCTTACTACAAAAAATTCTGATTTTATTGCGCAGTTGGTTAGAGACACGATACAGGCCTACTCAGAAGGAACACTAGATAACTTTAATACTACCCTAAGGCTATCAAACCTGTCCTCTAACATCGATGCAGCTGACGTATCTATAACTTCAAACGCTATGACGGCGAAGCCGATTATTGAATACACACCAGATCTTAATATTAAATCTAATCCTATATTTAAATTTGGTACACCATTAGTAAGGCCATATCCGTTCCGTGAAACGAATGGATTTTCAGAATATAAACCATCTATTGTAAGTGGACAATTTTCAGTAGATAATGTTTGTGTATACTTACAGGATGATGGCATCGGAAACATGCAATTAGTTACTAGCGATCTTTCTAATCCACAAATTATTGATCCAACTGCCGGTACTGTTGACTATGATTCAGGCGATGTAAAACTAATTAATTTTAGAACCGACGGATTTTCTGGCTCTGCTATTCAATTTATTGCCACAACTGTTTACGATGACATTGCTGCGCCAAAAGGTAGAATTTTTGCAATCCGCGACGACGACGTAGAAGTAACATTAAGAGAGACTGAATAAAATGGTCGGTTATAATAATCAAAAAGAGTTAATTGAAAAAAAGATTGCCTTCAAGGTTAATAGTATGTGGCCCGCGATTTATCGTGATGAAGGCGCTGAACTTGTTCAACTTGTAAAAGATTATTATGAATTCTTAGAAACAGAATACAACCAAAGCCATTATAACAATCGGCGAATGTACGAATACCGTGACATATCAACTACGTTAGCGAGTATGATTATACATTTCCAAAAAGCATTCCTTGCGGACTTGCCATTGTTGGATGATACAACAGTAAGAATTGTAATTAAAAATATCATGGACCTTTACAGAAGAAAAGGTACTCGTGGTGGTATTATTGTATTCTTTAGACTATTTTAT